TTCTTTAAAATTTAACATTTATTGTAGACCTTCTACTTTGTTGTTATTGAATGTATTTATAAATCTAAGTTATCAACGTTCTGACCTTCCACAGTAGTAGAATTTAAACGGTCAACTTCTTCTTCAACTGATGGGATTATCTCACCAGCACTTAGATTTTCTAAGAACGTTTCTTGTGAAATCTTACCTTCGTTCAATAGTTGTAATTGAACTGTAATTTCTTCTGGTGCTATCTGTGCAGGTACGAAGTCTTTACTCATTGAGAATAATGGTTCTTCTGCAACACCGTTCCAAAGGTTAACAGTTTCTAATGAATTTTGAACCGCACTTTCAATACTTAATGTCATTGATAACAATGTAGCATTTTCAGTATTAGAACGAATCTTGATGGTTTCAGCAGATTCGACAGCATTCTTATTGCTTAGTAATCTAATACCAACAGCTAACATCTGTTCTTCTTTATGTCTTAAAATGTCAGCAACACTATCAATAGCAATACCAGAGAATTCCAAATAACCAACTTTTGATTCTGGTGCCAAATGCCATACTTGGTCTGAACCTATTAAAACTTTAACGGGTTGTTCATCTGCATCACCTGAACTTTGAAAATCCCCAGCAATCCAAGGTTGTGGTAATGCTGAAAAATGTGCAATGTGTTCTAAGTCTACAGATGTTCTAAAGTGTGATACGTTAATCTGTGCTAAGTTAAATAGAACAGGCGAATAAGTATCACTTGTTGTATCAAATGGATTAATGAATTCAAATGGAATGTAATCTAATGGGATACCTTTTACTGTTGGTACCATTGGTTCCCCAACCTTGACAAATTTATAGCTGTTGATACCACCTTCTTGTTCCCACAATTGAACTGTGTAAGTTCCTTCATCTAAGAACAGTTCGCGGTATCTTGTTTTTGCTATAAGCTTATACTTGTCGTCTTTATCTTCAACATAGTATCCCTCTTTCAATACTACCAATGTGCCATCATCACGCCAGTTGACAATGTTATTACCATTGATAGGTATCATTACTGCACTATTAGCTTCTTCATCAAAATCGGTATGTATACCAGCTTTACCACGAAGTAATAAACCTTTCAATAAATCAGATAATAATTCTCTTTCTGATAATTCATCTACTGTTTGAAAAGAATCATCTGTAATGGGGTCTTTTCTTAATACTGTCCCAATAATTGCTGATGTTGTTCGTGATGTTACATTGAAGTAAATTCCACGGTCTAAGTATTGATTGTATTTTGCGGTCGTTTGGTCTGCTAATTTTGCTACGTATTTTTCTTGCTTAACGTTTTCATTATAAGCATCTTCAGTTTCGATAGCTCTACTAATGTTATACGTTGGGTGTTCTGAATTTATAGGCATGTTACATTCCTGTTAATTGTATTTTTCTGATGTTGTTTTTCTTCAATGGGTATCTACGATGTATAAAGTATCCACACGCATCTAAAGGATGGTCAACGTCATTAGCCTTGTTTGGCATTCCTGTTTTGTCATACGTTTGTTGTTCAAACGACTCTGTTAATGTTGGACATTTATGTGTATTTATAAAATAACGCCTTTCATTTTTTGCGTTCAGTAAACGCGCGTTTACTGAGCCTACACGGTTCCTGATGAAAGGATTCTTGGTAGGGTAATCAGTATGGAAGCCAGCATTCTTTAATAAGGTTATGTCAGTTTGTGAAGCATTGGAACGTTCATTCTTACCTGAACTATCAGGGTAAAAGATTATGGTTCTATCAGGATACAGTTCTTGAACTCTTTGAATCACATGTTCAGTGTTCTTAGAGTTTTCTAATTCTGCAATAGCATACGGTATGTTATTGATTATTATGTGTATTCCTGAATAACACTTTCCAACATTAAAATCTTGCCCAATGTGTAATTTGAACTTAGAATTATGTGGGTGAAGTTTCTCTTGTTGTAACACCCATTCAAAATCGTATTCAGTGTGAGACTCGTAACGGTTAAATGATGGATACACTACACCTTGGGTAAGGTTAGTAAATTCACCGTTTAAATAAGCTTTAATAAGCTCTGGTGGGTATGTATTTAACAGGTCTTCAATGTAATCATCTGGTAAGAATGGATTATCTTGTGTTCTTGCTCGTATTAAACGTCTACCTTTCTTATGTCCATTCTTTTCAAAGTGATTATAAAGGAACCCATAACCTTCTGGTGTTGAAGTTGTGAACAGTTGTCTTACATCACCCTTTCTTATCCGAGCTTGGCATTGTTTCCAACATAGATCAGCTATTGATGGTTTTATAGTGTCCATTTCATCGATACCTACAAATGCAAGGTTCAAACCTGCGATTCTGGCATAGTTTTCAGCAGACCTCATTGAGATTATGGTTTTACCTGTATCGAAGTATAAGGTGTATCTACGAGGTGATGTTCTCTTAACGGTGTAAGGTATACCATTATCTTCTAAGATTTGTTCCCACATAGGGAATAGTGTTTCTTCCAACATAGTATTTGTTGGTTCCATTAAGACACCCATGTAGCCAACATTCCTTGATGCCATGTCTAAAGCTTTAAGACAGAATGCAAATGTCTTCCCGGAGCCATAACCAGCAACTAAAGCTAAGTGACGTGTCGTGTAGTCTTCAAGAAATAGTTTTTGATGTGATAGTACATTTAATGTTTTAATCACTATCAAACCCTATTTCTCTATAAGTTCTACCTATCCATTTTTCTTTTAAGAAGTAATACTTTTTGACAGCAATCTTAGATACTGGTTTATTTTTGTGCGAACATAGTTTAAAAACTTGATCTTCTGTAATCCCATAAACCATAGCTATTTGCATAATGTTATGTGTTGCTGAAGATGGTGTGTAAAAAAATTTAGGTCGTTTTGGATTATTGTGTTCTTGTATTTTACAAATTTTATCGTATTTGAATGGATCAGTGTCACGACAGTTGAATGTATCGAAGTCTATTAACATCTAGTGTAAGTTTTATTAAAGATTGTTGGTTTACATGGGTAAAATTCACCATCTACACCTTTTATGATGAAATCACCTATAGTGGCAACGTGTTCACCTTCTAAGGTTCTAATGATTAAACCTCCGACTATGCGTTTATGGTCTATGTAGAAGTTTTTACCTTCTGTAGTTAAGTAGCCATTATCATCTTCTAAGAATCTATACATCAGAGCATGGTTTGTCCCATCCCATTCCAATGCGTCAATTTCGACTGGGTTTTTGCGATACTTCATTAATTTTATCCATCTATTTTTAAAAATGTATTTATAGATTGGTTTATGACAGACAAAAAAAAGAGGGTAAAACCTAAACGGTGATACCCTCTTACCCTTTATAAACTTTGGAGATTTACTTTTGGGTTCTTTTTATTTCCATCATGAACGCTAATTTAAAATACATGGTTAGTGTATTATACTTTGCTAATGTTGTCAACTTATAAGTTCTAATTTGAAACCTGATGGTAAGTCGTTGGTTTGTTCTTTTTCCCGTAATCTTTCTGCTTCAAGTTGTTCCCAAGTTTCAAAATCGTCATCTTGATTATAACCACCCATAAATTTAAGCCAAAAATGTAATGATTTTTCGGAACCTTCCTTCATGTTATCTACTAAGTATTTAACAGCGGTCATAGTTCCATTGGCTTTACCACGTTCATACGCTAATCTTGTAGCGTCATCACGTTGTATAAGCTTGTAAAAGTATTGTTTGGTGAATCCTAAGATTGCTCCCATGTGAGCAGGTCGTAATCCCATTTCAGCCATAGTTTCGATTTGTTTACGTTCTTTGTCTGTTAAGTTTTTCTTTGGATTAGGTTGATAGTGCTTTGATGTTGCCATGTTGTTATCCCTGATAAAATTCATGTTATTTGTTTTAATTCTTGTACGTATTTATCTTTTATCTCTAAAAAGGATTCTGGCTTGTAAATACCTGAAATGAATAAACATGGTTTATCGAAGATTCTAAGTAAATGAAGCTCGTAATTTATTAAAATAACTTGACGGTAATGTTTATCATGTAATCTGTATTTCCTTATAATGTATTGGTGTTGCTTTTCAGTAAGTTCTATAGACCAACCAAATCTACGTTTTTTTGGGTATTCAGTTCGTGTAAGTTGCTCCTGAAACAAACGACACATTACATACTTGTTCCTTAACGTGTATCTATCCACTAAATTTAACTCCTAACGATGTTTAATTAATTTATGGTATGTTGGTGTAGGTTTTAAGTTATTGAAGCTTAAACACACCTTAAATCACCAACAATTTATTTTATTGAAAGTGCTTTACTGTTTTATAAGTAATTGGTAACATACTAATCTTGTATTTATAAGAAACTATAAGTATAACGTTATTTAACTTGTTGAGCTATGACTCCAAAGAAGCAACCTTTAACGATGTAGTGCTTGCATTTTGACTACCAACACTGGAACGGATTAATTACCTGTTGCCATAACAAACAACTCGAAACATGTGGTTAACTGATTGCTTCAACGAGTAAATAACAAACTAAGAAGTGTAAGGGGTTTGAGAGTCGTCCCTTGTGTAGATTGAACTACATCATAAACAGATAAACGTGATTATTTACAGCTATAACTTAGCTGATAACTGTGGTGCTACAGTAGGATTAACATACCTTGAAAGCATAACTGATAAAGTATACTTCTTTTTAAATCAATTAATCTTAAATCAATTATAAATCCTATACCTTTAAAATCTTAATCATTAAGAGCATAAGGAAAAAGAGCCGTTAATGTATAGTTATCACATACGACTCTCTGAGTGTTCTATTGCCTATCGATTAGGTAACCAGATTCACTACTTCTGGATAGAATTCAGCTAACACCATTCTAAGCTTGCTGATGCCCTTACCTGTGATTAATGTCTGGTTGCTTGTACGATGTTCAGAATCTTTAACAGCAAGCTTAAACCAACCAGCATCAAGATACTTCTGATAGGGTTGTGATGTTGCTGTGTTCATTAAGATAAACTGTTGACGTAAGAAGTTGAACATCTTGTTACGACCAAAACCTTTGATACCCATAAGCTTTGCGAATTCTTCTACCGTAACAGTGGTATCGGACTTAATAACAGCACGTCCTAAATCTGTTAATGGTAAATCTTCAGTTATTTCCACCCGTAGTAGCAGATTGGATTGTTCAGCGTTTTGTAACCCTTCAACAGCGTCAGCCCATGCTCTTGCCGCTATAGCAGGATTGGTGAAGTCTGGTAGTGACCCAGAGCGTTCAAGCTCTTGCCACCTATCGATAATTTTAAGACGATAAGGTACTGAATACCCGCTTACTACCAAATCACATTCACGTCTTGGTAAATTGTAGATGTTTGACCTGAAGGTAATTTCCAAGGTGCGCAAAATTGCGCACCTTCAATACCAGCTTCTTTGAGTATTTTTCTGATGTCGCGGGTAACGTCATTGTGACGTTTACCACATAATTCTGCGATTTCGAGGGATGACATTTTCTGAGTGTCGCTCAATGTAACTAATTCCATTATGAACCCCGTTCATTTTGGTTAAAATTCATGCCAGCGATTGCTAACACCTTTTTAATTTATCACTGGGTCTGGAAAATAGCAAGAAGTTTAAATTAAACGTTGTTTAATTAACCAATGTCAAGTTTTTCCCTATACTCTTCCATAAATGAATCTGATGGATTCAAACCAAAGTCTACAATAAGAGCATCACGTATACGTCTATGACGTTTTTCATAGTTGAGGTATTGAAGGTATGAGTTATGAATACATTGGGTGTAGAATGCGAATGCGTTGCTGAATCTTTCTGAATCGAATTTTTTGTAAGCTGTTTTGACTAAGTTTTCCATTGCTGTAGACTTCATTTCATCAAAATAGGTGTAGCGGGTAAAATCTCCTTGGGATGATTTCTTATAACGTTCACATAGAACCATCAGCATCCTTGCTAATTTATCGGTCATACGTCCTTGCTGTTGACTGATAATTGTTTCGTCTACCAAATCCCTGTTATTGAGATAATTCTTCTTACGTGCCATTCTTAGCAGTTCCTTTGCGTTTTGGTTTACTTCTGGATTCCCATTCCTTAATTAGTGCATCTATGTTAGTTGAACCAGATAATCTGGCTATCTTGCGTGTGCATAGCATAACCATTTCTTCATCATTAGTCTGCTTACCCCACACTACCAACATAATTAGTGTATCTATTACTTCTTCTTTAGATGTTACCATCGTTTTCTACCTTTTGTTTAAGTTCAAAGATGAACTTGGTTTCGGTTGCTTGAGCTGACAATCTTACCGCAATAGACGAATAATGTCTAATAAATTTATTGTCGCACCATGAAACTGAAAAATTGGTACCATTCAAATCTGGTTGAATACTATAGATGTATTCAGATGTTTTTAAAATTGTAGTTAAATCAGGAGGCAAACATCAATCCAAGACGATGAATGAAATTAGAACAGTGTTCCGCATTTAAAATTGATGGTGCCATGTCATGTTCGTGTACCCTCCAACACAATTCAGTCTGTAGTTGATGTAGCTCGGTTCCGGCTCGGTTATCACGTTTAAGATTTCTGGTTTTAGCTCTGAAATCTGAAAAAATTCTTCTTCTGTTAAATTCTGCCATTATACTTGTCCATTGAAATACTTACCTAAGATGTTTCCGTTGTACCACTTATCTGAACCATCAAGCACATCATTTTTTACCAGTAATTCCAATTCTGCATAATTTACTTTAGTTTTATTATCATAAGATTTTATGATTTTAAAGGTGAAGTTTTCTTTACCGTATTTTTTAATGTCAGCTTTGACGTAATCGCTAGACGAACAATACGTACGCCAATTCGATTCTTTAGTTATCACACGGGTACGTTTTTTGCCCTTTAAAGGCTTCTTACGTATAGTAGAATAATAGAATTTCTTACCAATGTACGTTTTTTTGTTAAGCTTGTTAATGATGACGTAGACAAAGCCCACTGCATTTTCAGCGACTTCATCTATTTGCCAATGTGATTCCATTAATACGATTCTTTTAAGTGATTAGAACTGTATTTATAGATTAGTGATAAGGTATAACAATGTGCCATTCAATACCGTCAGGTCTATAAGAAGTCCGATGATAAAGAACAGCGTAATGCTTACCAACTTCAACAACATTAGTGATTCGTCTATCTTGTCTGGAAGGTATTCTAAATTCAACTTCAGTATTTGTTGCATCGTATCGCATCTTATAAATTATTCGTGATGGATTAATCTTTAAAACCGTCAATGTGGTAGCAACAAATCCTTCATGTGATTCAGCATAAGCTTTTAAATCGTTGAAGGATGATGTGGGTCTGTTGTTATTACCCTTAAAATAAACTTCTTTCTTGTTTACCACAGTCGTAACGAACGAATCAATGTTCTGAAGTGACTCAATTGGTTTTCTTGGCATTATGATACCCCAAATTTTTCAAATAATTGACGTTGAATTTCTACATTTAAAAATTCAGTGAAATTTTCATAATTTACTAATTCATCAAATTCATAGTATTCTAAATCGCTACTACCATCAATCGCATAACCTGCACCATCAGCAATTAAAACACCATCAAACACACTGAAAAATAAATAAGTTATTTCTATGCCGTTTATAGTAAATGTTACGCCATTTTCTGAAGTATCATTATGAACGTAACTCGTTCTAAGTGATGCTAAAACTGTTGCTAATTGTTTTTCATTATTAATTGTTAAAGCATTTAAGGGTTTCATTTTTTCATCTTCTATTAGTTTATTAAGTAATTCGTTGAATACGACACCAGCTTTTTGCTTTCTAGTGCGACAAAGTTGAGCGAAAGTCTCTTTGTCTTTATCGTCTACCCTAATAGATAGTATTGTTGAATCAGCCATGATAGGCTCCTATGGTTAAAGCCCCCAACTTTGGGGGGCTTAGTTAAAAATTATGCTATTAGTAAATCAATAGGTAAATGGAACTCTTCACCGCTATCGTCATTAGACACCAAAGCTATAAATTCGATGTTGGTGGGTGAAGTGCGTATAATCGTGTTACCGTAAAGGGTATACCCTTTCTGGACTATCACGCGCACTAAATAAGCCATAGAATCATCAGAAGCGTCATCGTAATCGACAATAGCTCCGTTATCAACGAAAATAGGGTGAAGCTTGATGGTGCAATCCTTCTGCTTATCTATTAAAGTACCATTATGACGGATAGTGCATCTACCAACCATGATAGTTGGTAAATGCGGGTACGTGGTATCACAGTGCATCTTGTACATCCCATCCCCCACTATCCCACGATACGTATCGTATAATAGCGCAATGTTCTTGCGATGTTCTAATGTTGTTATAGATTTAGAACCTATACGGACATTGTTAACTGCGTTACTAATTGAATTGCTCATTTGTAAATCTCCAAAAATAATAAGAGTGTTAAGTATAACAGGTTGTTTACAATTGTCAACATTTATTTAAAATAAGTTTTACCTTTACGTAAAAGGTGTTTATACGGTGCGAAGTCTGGATGATTCTTAATAGTGTTGCGGTATCTGTTTTCGAATTTACGTGCATCTTGTTCGCATGGTCTATTGTAATAAGCCGTGTTACTGTAATAACATAAAGACTCTTTACCTTTATAGTAATCTTTAATGGCTTGAGCATTACCTATGCGCTTATACTTTACCCCATGCCATTTATGGTTATCGTATTCGAGCCAACGCATGTTGAATTGTAAAGCGTGTCGTAATTCATGACCCAACGTTTTAAGAATGCTATTAAAATTGCTACCACACATTAGAATGGTTGATAAATTGATAGTCACCGTAACATTACCATCCTTGTCACTATCACAATACCCGCCCTTTCTAGAACTATAACCAGCATTGGTGGACACTCTAAATGTAAATGAGCCAATACCCTTATCCTTCTGTAAAATAGCGCAGCCGACTTCTAAAGCTTTAATAGCTTCATTGATTCTTGGGTTGGTCTTGATTCTTAATTTATGTTCGAACTTCAACATCTTGTAAATCTCCAAAATTTAATAAAGAAACACCAGTCTACCACATTGTTTACAATTGTCAACATTTATTTATAAATTAATCCACTTTCATGATTATAAATAGATTAGAATAACTTAATAAGCTAATAATGACACAACACAATAAGAGTGATTTACTACATGAGACAATACAGTGAAAATTTTAATTCAGCAGTTCAGAAAGTTTTGGTCAATGAAGGTGGATACGTGTGGGATAAGGTGGATGCAGGTGGAGAAACAAATTTTGGTATTAGTAAACGTGCTCACCCAGCAGAAGACATCAGAAACATGACTGTTGACCGAGCAATTGAAATTTATTACACTGAGTATTGGATGAAAGGTCACTATAATGAAATAAACAATAAAGCTTTATCAGCTAAAGTCTTTGATACCGCTGTAAATTGTGGTCATCGTAGAGCCGTGAAGCTTCTTCAGAAGTCTTTAGTTGCTATGGGTCTTGATTGTGTGATTGATGGGTTAATTGGTAATCAGACTATCGGTATGACCAATTCTGAAAATGCTGGCTGCATCTTAGAACAGTATAAAGATGAACAGTTTGCTTTTTATGAAGGATTGATTCGTAACAAACCAGCTTATGCAAAATACCGGAATGGGTGGACAAGACGTGCCTACAGCTAACGATAATTTACGAAGTGATGGTAAACCTATTTGGGCTAAGAAAGGTAACTTGCTCAGTGGGTTTACAGAAGAAAGTTTTGATGATGATCATGGTCACACTGGTATGATGACAATGGCTAACTACACCACCAGGAAAGGTGATGATAAAAAGATTTTAGCTTACATTAAATGGGACTAACATTATGTTAAAAGTATTAACTAATTTTATTTTTGTAGACCAGAAAACCAACACGATAAGTCACACTAAGGCTTTTAGTGTTTTGGGTTATCTTATGTTGTGTGCAGCGTTTATCTATCACACGGTTACACAGCAGCCCATTGATGCTAATCTTTGGACTTTATTCTGTGTAACCGTGATAGGTAATAGAAGCATTAATAAAATAATGTCTAAAAAGAAAGAAAGTTCACCTGTCGGTTAGCATCGAACCATTCGAAAATTGACCACATAACATCTTCATCAACTTCAGGTTCAATTATAGGTCTGTTTGGGACAATAGAAGTATTGATTAATAGTTCATCTGTCCCAAGCTCACCCGTGTTGGTTCTTGACCATAAAAACGTCATCTTAACAAGGTTACGGTTAATCTTAACCGAATCCACATCTTCAATGGTTATCGGGCAAAAGTATTTTTTGTTGTAATGTTCCACCATTATGTGATACCACGTTCAATCAGTTGGTCATTAATGACATCACTAAGTTTATCGAATGTAACTAACATTGTAAATCTCCAAAAATTTAATAAGAACTTAAGAGTTTATACTAAATTTTTGGAATGTCAAGAAAAATAAATTAAACAACGTTTAATTTACTAAGGTTTGTTTAGAAGCTTTGATGTAAATCATCACAAATTTACCTTCCATCAAAAGCACTTTCAATAATGTGCCTTCAAATTTAACTTCATCAGCTTTACTTAAACTAACAGCAAATGATTTGTTTGGTGTGATTAATCCAACCAACATGTTATGACATGATTCATCACCAGTGACTAACCCAATAAGGTAATCATCACCAGACTTAAATGTATTCATAACAAAAGCAGAATCACCGACCACCATTTTATTCGCATTAGTGTCATTGAATGCTTCTATTTGTAATTCCGTAGCATGTTGAAGCTGATTACAGATAGTGGCTATCTTAGTAGGAGCAGCAAAAGTGAGGGTTGATGTAATTAATAGTAACGTGAAAGTAATAACTTTCATAATAAATCTCCAAAAATAATAAGAGTGTTAAGTATAACACCTATTATTGGAATGTCAAGAAAAATAAATTAAACGTTGTTTAATTGCTGGTACCAGTTTGCCGCTACGAGAACGCTGATACCGTGTAAGTTGTTGTAAGTTATAAATTAAACACTGTTTAATTGTTTATGATGTTGCTTATAATTTTAGGCAATGCTATTCGTACACATCGTATTCGAATTTAACTTCGAATTGTTGAGAGTTTAAGAATTCAGCATCACCACCTTTTTCAACTAACACTTGCAATACCAAATAATTAGTATAGAAGGTTTGGTTTGCTGTCCACACTTTCTGATAACTTGTCGCACCTAATGATGTAGCAGTATTAGGGAACAGGTATTTTGGTTCATTAAGGTTAGTTAATGTGTAATCAGTTGACTCTGTAGGTTGTGTGTAAGCACTACGCATCCCCACCATCAAATGTACTTTATCACTACTTATCAAATCTGGTGCGTTAATCTGCCAACGTGGACGTTCTATACGCCCATAGGTGCCAGATACCTTAGCATAGACTACTTTGGTATAGGATGATTGCATTTGCTGCGCACCATCCACATCTGGACGGTTTACCGTGTAAAGGTAATACGCGTCAGCTTGTAAGCCAGAAGACTTGAAGTTGATGTTAGATAGTTCAGTGTGTGTTGAAGCACCCGTTCTTTCAAATAGTTGTTTTGTTATAGCCATTATAATAACGAACCTTTAATCGCCATACTATGTTCGCTACCAGCAGACGCTATGGAAAAATCATCATCATCACCAATTTTTTCCAAATTATTGTAATTCGACCCACCACCCAAACCCAACCGACCAAAACCATCACCACCAGCCACGTACAACCCTCCACCGCTATTGATTACTATAGTAGAACTATAGCCACCATAAATTTTAACCCAATCTGTGGCTATCCCCACCTTCTCCAAAACACTTCTCGTATTAAAGTCGCCTAATGCTAACTGACCGCCATCGTTTGAGCCGCAAGTCCATAAAGTACCGTCTGTTTTCGTGGTAATACTATGCGCGTTACCACACTCAACCTTATCCCAATCTGTGTCGGTTCCTATTTTAGTGAGAATAGAAAGATTAGTATTGTTATTTTGCCCTAACTGGAATGCTGAATTATTACCACAAGACCAAATTGTGCCATCTGTTTTTTTGGTTATCGTGTGTAAACTCCCGATGCTTATCTGCTCCCAATCAGTTTCCGCTCCTATTTTAGTGAATTCATGTCTATCAATCAGGTCGTTCAGTCCAAGTTGTCCGTAATTGTTCAGCCCTGTACCCCACAAAGTGCCATCTGTTTTGATAGCCATAGCGCGATGATGATTAGCATCTACAACACTCCAATCTGTGTCGGTTCCTATTTGTAAAAAGGTTTTTTGTGTCCCAAAATCAGGATACGGTGGTACACCTATACCACCATCTTGTGTTAGTCCGGCACCCCATAAAGTGCCATCTGTTTTGATAGCCATAGTGGAGTATTCGTAAGTTGACACATTATCCCAATCTGTGTCGGTTCCTATTTGTATAAAGGTGTGTGAATACCCACCTCCCGCACCACCGTATTCTAAAATACCACAACACCATAAAGTGCCGTCTGTTTTGATACCTATAGAGTGTTCAAATCCACAACTAATGGAAATGAAATCTAACATTTCTACCTGAGTCCACACGAGGTAGGTGCCAACATCACCTAACCCTAATTCACCGAACTCATTATCACCAGTAGAAACTAAAGTCCCTATAGGCGGTTGTTGGGTCAATTCATCCTCGAAAAACATTGATTGTGAAAACATTATGATAAATCCTTTGTTAATGTTGAATACAAATTAGTCCCATCAGAAATACATGTAAGTATGTCGATAGAATTACCCGCTGTAGAAAGTGTTGGTGTGACCCCACCTTTAAACTTAAACGCTGTCCCGTAACCCATAGTTCTTGAACCTGTGGTATCTTGTGTTATCTGAACACTATAGAATGCACCAGCTATTAAATTGGTCGGATTTTCTAATGTCGTATTACCTGTTAGAGTAACTTCCATAACATTGGATACTGCACCATCAGGAGTTATGTTCGCACTATAAGTTAACGTGTTAACCGCTACACTTTGGGTTTTAGTGAAAGCGTTGTCTTGGTCTTTTAATGCTACGTTTGTGCCAACATCTATAGCACCAGCAGTTATTGTTATGTTGTTAATGTCGGTAGACTTCACTGTACCGAAAGTTGTGTTTGTGGCTGGAGATACACCTAATACTCCAGCAGCTACCGTAAGCCCATTAGTATCATCTATTTGAACCACACCTTTGGTTGTATTAGTTGCGTCTGGCAGTGTAGATGTATCAAAGCTCAACACGCCACCACTTATGACTAATCCATTGGTATCATCTATCTGGACAATACCTTTGACTGCTGATGTTGCATCTGGTAGTGTAGATGTATCAAAGCTCAACACGCCAGCAGTTACGACTAATCCATTAGTGTCATCTATTTGGACAATACCTTTAGTTGTATTAGTTGCGTCTGGCAGTGTAGATGTATCAAAGCTCAATACCCCACCACTTATGACTAATCCATTGGTATCATCTATCTGGACAACGCCTTTAGCTGCTGATGTTGCATCTTGTATTGACGAGGCAGATAAGTTAAATGATAATTGACCACCACTTATGACTAATCCATTGGTATCATCTATCTGAACAACACCTTTAACTCCTGATGTTGCATCTGGTAAAGGGTCTAATAACGAATTATCAAAGCTCAATACGCCAGCAGTTATGACTAATCCATTGGTGTCATCTATTTGGACAACACCTTTAACTCCTGATGTTGCATCTGGTAGTGTAGATGTATCAAAGCTCAATACCCCAGCAGTTATGACTAATCCATTAGTATCATCTATCTGAACAATACCTTTTGATGAATTAGTTGCATCAGGTAAAAACGGTATAACGGTTGTCGAGTCAGTCGAAGCAATGTTAGTTATCCTACCTTTATCATCAACGGTTATGATAGGTATGTAGTATTCACCAGAGATGGCACCAGTGGATGTTAATTCTGGTGCGGTTGCATCGTTATTGCCAGCTAAATCACCAGCTAATTTTATTGTACCTGTAGCGGTATTTGTTGCTAAAGCCATTTTTGTTCCTTATGTTGGAAAATCTGTTATTAGGGACGCTTTAATTTTTGTCCCAGTGGATTCTAATAGTAAAATGTTAACACCAAGCAACACAGCATTGATGTTGTTTGAAATGTAATCCGTATCCATAGATAAAATACTAGAATTAATGATTTTCACAACAACCACAATACCCTTTGTTGGTATAGATGTTGGGTTATTAATCGTTATTATGAAATCTGGGTTATCAATTTCGTAAAATGAAAAATTTTCAAAATCTGGGGTTAAGGTGTTTGTTGTCGTATAATTTGTATTCTCTGACTGGATTATCGCCCCATAATTCTGGTCTTTCTGAATCACGTTTGTACCAACATCTATAGCACCAGCAGTTATTGTTATGTTGTTAATGTCGGTAGACTTCACTGTACCGAAAGTTGTGTTTGTGGCTGGAGATACACCCAATACACCAGCAGTTATAGCCAACCCATTAGTATCATCTATTTGAACCACACCTTTAGATGTTGTTGTTGCATCGGACAATGTATCAAGACCCAACACACCAGCAGTTATACTTAATCCATTAGTGTCATCTATCTGGACAACGCCTTTAGCTGCTGATGTTGCATCTGGTAGTGTAGATGTATCAAAACTCAATACACCAGCAGTTATACTTAATCCATTAGTGTCATCTATTTGGACAATACCTTTAGCTGCTGATGTTGCATCTGGTAGTGTAGATGTATCAAGACCCAACACACCAGCAGTTATACTTAATCCATTAGTGTCATCTATCTGGACAACGCCTTTCCTGTACACTTCACTATCTATTAATTGGGTGGTGTCAAACCCAACAACGCCACTATTCAACGTTAAACCATAATTAGGATTTACTCTTAGAATACCTTTGGACGAATTAGTTGCTGTATCATACATCGTCTCATGGTCTGTAGAAAGAACACCGTTGTTCATTACCAGTCCTGTCCCATAAGGAACACTAAGTATTCCTTTGAGTGTGGAAGAAGAGTGTGTTAGTGTAGTTTCATCAAACCCTACAATACTATCAACACTTATGGTTAGTGTTTCAGTGTCGTCCACCTGTGCAATACCTTTAGATGAATTAGTAGCATCGGGGAATGTGTTTGGTGGTGATAGGGCTTCATCAACTAAAGCATCACGGTCAGCATCACTCATAGCTTCAGCATGGATAATTCTACCCTTTGCATCCACTACAATCTTAGCGTTCGCATACGTATTGGGAACCACACCAGTAGTGGTCAATGATGGTGAATTTACATTCCCATTCAAATCACCAGCTAATGCTATGTCACCTTCTGTTGTGTTCGTTGCTAAAGCCATTATGTATTAATCCATGTGTCATCAGTCTTCAAAACTTTAAGCTTAGAAGAACCTGTGTTGTAATAAGTTGAACCGTAAGACACGCCAACAATTGCAGGGTCAGAAGCAAGTTCACCGAGGTATTGTGGTAAAGCATCTATCAAATCCATGTTGGTGTTGATTGTTGTGCTTTTATCTTTTTGACCTGTCTCAATGTAAGTTAGGTCGAGATTAGTAGTTGTTGCCATTATGTTTCCTTATCTTTTCAGTATTTATTAAAACGTGTATTCTAATGAGTAACCACCACCAACAACTTTAGAGCGACCTAAAATCTTAACAGTGATGTTCCCTTGAACTACACCCCAATCATTCAATTGGTCAGCAGCTTTATACGTGTAAGAAGCTTTCTGAACATTGATAACACGTTTTTGTGTAGCACCGTCTAAGATTACTACAGTCCAGCCAGCCCAATCTTCATCTTTAATTATTTCACGGTAATCATCTAAACCATCACCAGCAAATTTGTTGCGTTCAGTCCAACTGATTTCCCAATCGTTGTTGGTTTGTTTGATTCCAGCAGGATTCATTTGAGTCCAAGGAACAAAGTTAATTCCATAAGGTGTAATTGTTGATGATGTTGTTACATCTAATGATGAACCAGCACTTACAACTTTATACAATACGGGTTTTGCTCTATCAGCAGCATCATAAGGTAGTTCAACTAATGAATCATTCAATAAGATGAAAGGTTCTTCAGCAACATGCGTTCCTATAGCCCAATCAGTGCCTTGACGACCTCTTAATAAATGGGTCAGCTCATAAGTATCAGCAGCTATTAACGTTGCTGTACCGAACGCTATCATTTCAGAACCTATCATACACCTGTTACTATCATTGTATAAATCAATGTCAGCTACAGAAGCTAATGTTCCGGTTTTTAATTCAACAGTTATTGTAGTCGTATCGTCAAATGTTTGCCATGTTGGTGTAGTAGGTGTTGCTATAACAACTTTACCCCACGTAGATTCTGATTCAGTATTAGCTACTAATGTGTAACTTGAACCACCATTAACCGACTTGTAAATTGATGCACCTGTCCAACCAGCTTGACCATAACCATGAACAGCAGCGTGTAAACGTGGTTTGTTATCATCTGATGATAGTGCTGGTAAATCTAAGAAGAAAGCATCACTAAACACCACAACTGGTGGTAAATTAGTCTGCGTTTCAGGAACAGAAACCGTAGAATCTGAAACCGTGTAAGTTGAATCATTGTTAGAAGCATCAGTACATAAAAAGTTAACTAATCCTTCATCAGCTTCAACAATTCTAGTAATACGCATGTTACCTGCGGGTGTTATAATAACATCACCAGCTTCCAATTCAATTTGGTCATAAGAACCAGTAAAACCATAGTTCATTTGTTCTAAATGAGCATTCTTTAAGATTATTTCTGTAATCTCTTTAGCTTTAGTATCGTCTAATGACATTGAAACCGTCAAGTTTACATCATTACCATCAGTAAAATTCTGAAAACGTGTGTCCTGTGTAAAAGTGTTGTAGTTATTACCTTCACTTAAATACGTTATCTTAACAGCCCTTGGTAAATCTATACCTTGGAATCTTTTAAATGTGAAAGGTGATTCACCTAATCCATCACGGGAATAACCCAAGTCATCTAAGAATAATTCTTTAACTGGTGGTTTGTCCTTTGGAATAAACTTTATGATTGTTCCACTTTCAACTCTATCGAATTGATAAATCAAAGCAAGTTGTTCAATGATACTATTGATAGTTGTTATACGACCAAAGCTTGAATGTATTACCTCATTTGGTAATTCTGATACGTCATAACTAATACCAGCAAGTTGACATAAATCAGCCACAACATCTGGTAATAGTGGATTAGTAAAAGCACCGTTGTATCCATCTGAACCGTTGAAAGAAGTGAATCTTTGGTCTGCGTTTTCACCTGTACCGTTATCTGAACCATCACTATCAAAAGCATCTAATAGTTTTATACCAGCCCAAACAACACCAGCACCTAATGCTACACCAGCAATGACCTGTAACCAATCACCAAACCCCCATTCGTCTATGTCAGTTACCCAATCGAAAAAGTTGTCAAAAGTGTCAGTCCAGGTAAGGTAATCTTCCAAACCTGTTGAAACTAAGTGCCAGTTTTCACCACCTTCATAATCATCTTGTTCATCTGGTTCTGTATCATCAGTTGAAAAATGTGAAGTTATGCACATGTAAGAAGAAGCATTATGTGTTACAAAATCATCTGGTTCATACTGGAATGTTGAAACCCAATTACCTTGCCATTTAACATCACCTGTTCCACCACTACCACTTTGACCAACAAAAATGTCCCAATAGGTTCCCCAATCAGTACCTATCGCTGGTTCATCTATAGCACCATCAGCAGTGTGAGTTAAAATACACACATAAGCGATACCATTATGTTCTACAGTAGAGGCATTACAAACATCAGTTTGGGAAAAATAACCAGTCGTGTCAACCCAATCACCTTCCCAATCGAAACCTTTACCACAAGCACCATCAATACCAACACCTGGGTCACCTTTATTACCTTGAGGTCCAGGTGGTCCTGTGCAGATAACTTCTGTTACTGTATCATCACCTGAACCTGTAACAATGTTAGTGCCTGTTACATTACAATCTTCATTGACGTTAACTGGATTAGGTGTAGTTAATACGCCAGCAGGTTGTGATGTGGCACCACTTGCATCTGGTAATGGACATAAGCTCATTAATTAATCTCCTATGTAACTATGATTACCCGTAGATACCATAGTTGTTGAATTCGTGTAAATGTTCTGAGTGTTGTATAACTCATTCATTTCATGCCCTTGTAAATGTGAACCACTTATGAAAAAATGGAATGCTGGAACCGACACATTTACTATGTTTGTTCCATCCCATTTTTGATAGGTGAAAGGGTGTGTTCTGATAGACTTTCTGAAGTCAACACTCTTTAAATGTGTTTCAGTGATGTTGTAATCAAGTGGTCTTGACGATGAAGGTTCTGTAAGTGTCCATGAATTAGTCATCTTAACTTCATCGTTTGATAATGTTATTCTGTATAAACTCTTAACTCCATCCAATACTCGTTCTGTGGTCATCCACATGTCACCAGCACCATCTTCAGCAATACCTAAGCATTTACCCAAGGTTTCGTAGTTCGTTAACTGAGCGTCAAGAATCGTGTCTATTGTTGATAGTATACCTGTGTCATAAGGTTGAATTGGTGAAACATCTGTTGAACCACCACTTACAATCCATCTTGGTGTTTCTGGGTCGAATGAACTATCTGTTGAAGCTACGAACACTGTTCTATCTGATAATGTTTTGAGGTAATAAGGTTCTCTTGAAACTCTTATGTTAGAAACGTAAGCACCTGTAACATGGTTAAACTTAGAAACGCTTAATTCATTAAATTCTGTTACCAACACATGACCGTTGTAATCTGTTTCTAAGTATCTTTCTTCAGCTTGGTGTCGTCTTGGTATTCTGGTCTTAGTTAATTGATTACCAGCAGAATTTAATGAGTATAAGTATTGTTCGTCTAAAGAATCAAGCTTGTTGAAAGAAGTACACCATAGATTACCATTAACAACAGCTAAGTTCGAATTCATCGTTTCGGGTGTAATGATGGTGTCAACTAAATTACCAGCAGTATCTATCTTCAAGATGGTATTGAATACCACATTGTTAATGATGAAGAAGTGATTATCTAAGAATACGAATTGACTACCACCAAACGCATAGCTTTTTGCTACTGGCATGGTGATGTTCTTATTAGTTATTAACGTGTCGGTGTTTGCAACTTCTGGAACACCATAAGGTAAATTATCTGGTGCTATGTAATCTTTGAAGTCAAAGAATCTCATGTCAACAGAAGTTAATACTACAACATACCTACCATCAAACAGTAAATCTTTTGGGTCTGTAGCTGTTCCATCTAATAACCTATTAAATTGCCACATTAAATTAACCCCTCTTTTAATACCCTAAACGTGAAGTTTGGGATTCTACCTGATGCACCTAAGTCTACATCTTTTAATACCATGTATGATAATCCTCTATAAGCAGGAACATTACCAGCACCTAACTTACCTTCCATGTAACTATCAGGATTTTGTGTGTCTGTTCCAAGATACAATGTACCTATCAGTTTTTCAACTGAACTTGTTGAATCTATGATTAATTTACCATCAGCCCAAATCTTATCAACACCCAAGATTGTACCTTTGCATAGTAAAATAGCTAATGAGATTGTGTAAGATGTTGTTGATGTTGTTACTACTGGGGAACCTTTGGAACCACCACTATCAGTTGTTGCTACATGGGGAACCTTTTCTTCAGCCCAAATAACATTACCAGCTACACGTTGCTTACCTATTACCGTGGGTATGGGTACACCGTATTCGCTTGTCTGAACTCTTAAATCACCAATCTGTGTTGTGTTATCAACAGCAATAGTTTCGTCTTGAGCTGATAACATGGAACCTATAGCCCAACCAATACTGGAACCTGTTGGTCCGAAGTATGAGCCTAACAATGCTCCCGCTGATGGTATTATTAACTGTGACATTTATGCTCCAATAAATTCGTCTATTTGTTCTTCCAATTCTTTGATTAGATTCTTGTTTTTAAGTTTGTTGTAAATTCGTTTACCGTAGCATCCACACTTAGGTTCTATTAATTTATGTCTCCTATAGACCAACACTCTAAGTTCATCGTTGGTCTTGTCTGTTTGATTCAACCACTCTATCGAGTATTTCACTATTTCTTTCAACTTCTTCAACTCCCTTTCTTATGTCTTCAGCCCACTCTTCACGTTCATCATCAGACATTAAAATCCAATCATCATAGTTTACCATTTGGGAACCTATAAGCGGCTATAAGGTGTGATTTCATGTCATCATAATGCGATTCAGTAACCATGTTAGTTTCCGCTGATGCTTGTATCAATTTATCATTGGTAGATTTAATACCTAAGTGGCTCATAACCCTACCGTATTTGAAACCTAATACATCACCAGCTTTTGCGTCCTTTAAAGGTATCTCTTTGAAACCTAAATTCACCATAATGTCTTTCAACAATTCTTCCCTGTTATGAAGAAACCATTGTGTTGTGTATGGTGGTATCTTCTTACAGTCAATCTTAATACCACAATCTTTAGCGATACCAGCTATTAACATAGCACAATCAACAGCCACACCTTTAACCATTGCTTGGTGTTGGTATGGTGTCCCTAACCACGTCTTGGCGTGTTTTAGTATCGTTTTGCGTGTTGCCATTATCTGAATTGTATCTCTGATTGTATGTGAGGCATACCACCAAAATTAGCACCATTAGCAAACTTATTTTTACATGTTCCAAAAGCTTTGTCACATCCTGCGGTTACCGTGAATGTATCACCTACTGCTACCGCTCTTATTGTTTGTATCATTAATTCAAATTCAGTAAATGCACCTACATCATGCTTAGATACTTCATAAACTAAGCCGTTATTAAGCCCGCTAGTGAACGTTAACTCTCCGAACGCCACATAGTTCTGTGTTGTTGGGAAAGTGCCTGTAACCTCAAATCTGTATCTATCTTTGACGATTGATGAAATTGTTCCAGTGTAAGTGAATGTTCCTTTATTTATACCACATAGTCCAGTCGATGAAACATCTGCGGGGTCGAACAATCTATGTCTACATGATGCTGTAGTAGTAATACCAAAGTTCCTGTTTAATTTACGTGTTATTGAATGAACATCAGCTTTAAAACCATCATCTGTCCATTGAATAATACCTAAATTACCGTAGAATGTTGTTATGAATCCAGCAGCTAAATCATCCCACCCGACTTTCATTACTTCCACTTCAGCATTATCGAATAATCCTTCATGTAAATCATTACTTTCAAAGTTTAACCAACCAGCAGCAAATTGTTGATTCGATACTTTATTATCAGTGGTACTTTCAAGCCTTAATCGTTGCAAGCCAGGAGCAGGTTCATAGTCTAACCCACCAACATTTAAGGTTGCATCATGGTCAGTGTAAGTGTAAATAGTAGCATCAGCTCTTGTAATTTTCACAAGGTTAGCAATCTTACCGGACATTATAGCGGACTTTAAGCCAGCAGAAATGTTTCTCATTATTCAAAAACCTCAATAAGTTTAAGCTCGGAATAACCTACTATTGTAGGTTCGTTAACACCATCAACAGCTTTAATAGACCAACCTATTGTAGAATCTAAGCGGACAACAAAGTAAATGTCGCCTGTTACTCTCACATCACTCCCATCAAAAACTGAGGTGATGTGTATAACAGGGTTACCGCTGGAATTCGTTGCAAGACTCCACCCAAATGGTGCGGGACCACCATCAACAGTAACCACCAGATTATCTGAATGGAACACCCTATGTTTACCTGGGGTGTTTTCATCGTAAGGAATGTTAAAAAACCAATCAGAGGCATTATCATAACCTAATTTAGCATTATCTAATCTTGGTAAATCTGGGTCTTGAAACTTGAAGGAATCTAACGCATAATCCTTGTCAGCTAAGAAGCCGGAAATGGTTACCTTATCTTCATCAGTGATGTTGTTAGAAGGTATGAGCCATTGATAACGTTCATACCTATTACGTTTGATTCTGTATTCTGTGTTCCCATTAGACACTATCGCAACAGGGTCAAGTATTGACTTAGCTACACCGTGTACCAGTTTAACTGATGGAAAAAGTTCGTTTTGAAAAGCCATTAAATCGTTGCTCCGTTTTGAAGACCATAAATTTGGTTAGTTCCGTTAATCATTTCGGTTAATGGACGTTTGATTTCTTCTAATTTCGAAATAACATCTTTGCTATCTAAAGCATTTACTGTGAGATTAATCGTTCCACCACCACTACTGTTATTATTTATAGTGTCGTTAGAAACTATAGTGCCAGACGTATTAGGTACGAACAATTCAGGTCCACGTTCACCTACCATCAATGGTCTATTAGCTACTACATTACCACCATCAGCAAAGAATCCTTGGAATGCGGCAACACCTTGACCAACAACACCACCTAATGAACCGGATGATGTACCAAAATCACCGAATAAGAATCCAGCCAATTTTGATGCTAAGAAGTTCGCTACCATTCTATCGATAGTCTTCTTAAATGAATCACCCATGTTATCGAAGTTACCCTGCATGGCATCAAAGAAGAAGTCAGCAAAGCCGTTTTCTATTTGACGTGCAGCTTCCCTTGCAAATTCTGTTAAATCATCAAGTTCTTCCTTACCAGAAGCATT